CCACACCCTAACTATCCTTGGAGGATCACATGGAAGTTCTTCTGAAGATCGTTCGTACACTTGGGATACTGCGTCTACTTGACGTCGTATTGAACCCCGTGGAATTTATCCTCGTGGTTGTACTCCAGCTCTGCTGGGTATTGACTCAAGCTATCAAGTACTACTCTCGCTTTCGCGATGGTTGGTATCCTGATGTTGAGTCTCCTGCTTCCGACTATCTTTCTATTGTTCGGAGCGATTTTGACATCGCTTTGGACCATATGAAACGTCGGTCAAACAAGTGACGTCGTTCGAACCCCTACCGTACCTTTGTTCCGCTCTTTAATACTGGAGGTCTTATGGCTATGCGCGTCCGCTTTGGTGAAAGTTCTCAGCTTGTACAAGTTGGCTTTGCTTTCCAACTTGATTATCCTCCGCCTTCAGGCGAGGGATTTCCTGCTGAAGTTTACTTTCATGACCTTTTTTTAGGTCACACCCGCCAGGGGCTATATGCCCGAGGTGGTGTCTCTAGCTTGTCGCGCGTATATGGCTTTAAGAGTACAGGTGAGGCTATTGCCGACGTTTCAGTCGGTAATCGTCCTCATCTTTTCTCGAACGCTGTTACTCATAACCAGGCAGTTTATGGTTCGATTCTTCAGAACCTACAACTGTTTGGTGAGGCTTTAGGATTTGGATCCACTTCAATTGTGGTCCCCTCATCTGAAAAGCCTATGAGGCACGAGACTTACTCTGGTGAGTTGATTATTGATCGGCAGGTTCTACACGAGTCTGTTGCCGCGTATCAATTCTATGATACGTCTGTCGACATTCGTTGTACCAACGGTTTACTTAGGCAGTTTGTTACTCTGTCTAATATCAGCCCCCCTCAGGGAGTTATCTCTGGGTGGAACGCTGGTAACACGTGCACATGGTGCGTGGATGACCTCTTTGATAAACTTAGAGGAAATACCGTACATAGTCTCTCGGCCGCGGATGGTCAGTTGACCCTCCGCTCTATGTCTAACTTCTCTTTAGAGACGTCAGACTTTGGCCTTGAGGTCTCGTATCACATGCTGTCACAGAATTTGGTTGATGGCGTGTACTGCGAGTGGGACTCGTCCGTCTATGTACCTTTTCAGTACCCTGACGTGACGATCGAACCTGTGGTTACTGGGTCATATTCCACCGTTTATGGTGGTAATGTGCGCTACCGATATTATAACGGAAAGACTAATTCGTCTTCTCCGGATATCGGCAGGCTTTTCGACTCTTATAATGGGGGTGGAGCTCACCGCTCTTTCCCCGTTGTATTGTCCGATGCCTCCAGTGATCTGACTGTTATTCTGCGTGAGAGCGACATGGCTATCTCTAGCCTTGCTGACGATAGGTTTTTACAACCCTTCGTTAGGGATGTCTACGCTGATTTTCGTAGCGTAGCAACGTCTTCTGCTTTCAGTGCTTCGGACGCTGTAAAAAGCCTCGAGGGATATCTGGGGATTAATATCCTCCAGAACCTGCAGAAACTTCCCAGCTTGGCCTCAGCTATTCCGCAATTGCGGACCGCTGTGGATCTCGCTGGCAGGCTTCTTGCTAGGGATCTATCCTTTCATACATGGAAGGATATCGTCTCTCTTGTAACTTCGACGCATTTGCAGAACTCATTCCAATGGCAGCCTATAGTCCGTCTCATAACTGAGTACGGACCGAAATTGGCTGCCACTTTCAGTGTCCTCGGCTTGAGAACCGGGGACACTGTCGGGTACGGATCTTTCAGAGCTGAGCTACATAATAAGCTCGGTCGTAAAGATGTGACCTTATTGACTCGAACCAAGATAGTTCTGTCATCCGATATACCAAGTTGGCTGACAGCCCTCACAGGTGTTGACGCTCTGGGATTGCTCCCTAAGCCTTCTAATCTGTGGGACCTCATACCATTCACCTTTCTGGTGAATTGGTTTACTGGTGTTGGTGAAGCAATTAGACGCGCCGAGTCGACTATATTACTGTCTACTCTACCCGCCTACTATGTTCACACCTATACCCTCACAAGTCCTCTTACAGAGGACGAGCTGGTTCTACTTAAGGCGTCCAGTGATCGGAGCAGGGCTGCATCATTAAGGATCTACGTGCGTGATGTAACAACATTCACGCCCGCTCCTCATGATTCGCACCTTGACTTCGGTATACCTCAGGGTTTTCCGTCATACGGGACTCTAGGTAGCCTTATATGGCAGCTTTTCTTTAGCTGACCATCACTATCCACCCCCAGTTGGGGGATTAGACAGCGAAAGGTTGTCCCCATGTCTTTGTCCTATTCTCTTGACCACGTCCCGACATCTGTCGAAGACGTGAGCGTAGAGGTCGCGCCAAAAAGCGAGATGACTCTACAGGGTACAGACACCGTAAATGGTGTCCTAACCTCCGCGTATCGCCTCGCGTCCGGGGATAATGCATTCCCGGCCGACGTGACATACCGCTCCGAGATTCAAAATCGGGGTGGTGCGCAGGTCCATCGAATTTCGATGACCTTTGCTACGTGGGCTGTAAAAACGGACTCTGTTTCGGGTGTTGAGACTCGAGCGCCAATAAATTTGACGCTCAGTATCAACATGCCTGCGGACATGACTGTTGAGGTTGCTGATCTTGATGATCTTATCGGTAACGGGTTCAGTTTTATGTACCCGTCCGTGACCACCAAGGTTCGCAGCACCGCGTGGCTTCAAAAGCTACTTTACGGTGTTACTCAGGTAGCATGACGTGTGGCCTGGGGTTCATATAAGAACCTCGACCGGCATTTTCGACTTCTCAGTCGACGATGCTATGATGGATGCTCTGGGGGTGTCTAGGGAGAATCGCGATACTGTAGCGATCTTCATAACTTCCTGGATGACCCTCTTATCGGATAGCCCACTTGATCCTCACAAAAAAACCTACACGACTTTTCCGGCATTTCGCCGAGTACATCGTTAAGGTTGGTCTTAAACAGACCATTGTGAGATTCTCCGAGCTCGCACACGCTATCGTTAGTTCTTCAACAACGTATGGCGCAGGCTCCTTAACAGGAGACTGGGTATCTGACATGAAGACCACTCCGGTCTTCTATGAATACGTCAGGTATTACCGCACCGGAGATCCCTGTCTACTGGACTTCCTCTACACGTTTCTCAACTTCGGAAAGAAGTTGGATTACGTCGATGAGTCGTTCAATACTGTCGCCTTTCGCGACTGGCAGGGAATCGAGAATAAGCTACGGTCTTGGAAGTATGATGAGGATGATTTGACCTGCTTAAGTAAGGTCCTTTCTTGTCTACTTCCTCCGCTATCGTTTGAAGATTTCAGGCCAAAATTCGGGCCCGGATCTGTCAGCGAACGCGGAGTGTACGGTCGTATTGGGAAAATACAATCATTCCGGTATGATCGTCTTATTGACCGTTTCTTCTTTCATGGACACTTGGGAAAGTACTCCATGGGAGTTGAATCTGGCCTCGCTCCGAGTAGAATCATTCCTGATTGCTCGGCTTGGTCACCCGGTAACGATACTGAGCGGATCGCCCGCCTTCGCTTTGTACCTAAGAATTTAAAAGTTGCTAGATCCATTTGTATGGAGCCTAGCACTCTTATGTACTTCCAGCAGGGCGTTCTTCGCGAACTGCTCAGAGTTATGGGGACTAGTCCTTTCCGTCATTTTATAGACATTAAGGATCAGTCGCGGAATCGCCAGCTGAGCCTTTATGGCTCTTACACTGGTGATATCGATACTATCGATTTATCCGCAGCAAGTGACTCGGTTTCTATGTACTTAGTTGACAGGATATTTCCTGCCAGCTATCGCATTGCTTTCCGTGTCACCCGATCCCATTCTTGTTATGGTCCTGATGAATCAGTTATCAGGCTAGAGAAGTTTGCCCCCATGGGATCAGCACTATGCTTTCCGACGCAATGTTTAATCTTTGCGTCTATTTGCATATATGCAGCATGCTTATACGTATTTGAGCATTACTCCGTGGATGCCTCATTTAATGAGTGGATGACCGATGAAAATATCCGTTATGTCACTACCCTTTTTGGGAGGACTACAGGATCTTCTACGTTCCATCCGCTGGCAGTCTACGGCGACGATATCTGCGTGGATTCGAAACTCACGCAGACCGTCATGGCCATCTTGTCACGTACAGGCTTCTCTGTCAATGAGGCCAAATCTTTCACCGCTTCCCAGTCTTTTAGGGAAAGTTGTGGAGGGTTCTACCTATGTGGCAACGACATAACACCCGTGCTCTTTCGAGTGCGTGGGGTTCGCAGAAGGTTAACTGCGAACCATGTCGCATCACAAGTCCAGCTCGCCAATTCACTCTACAAGAAGAGACGCTATAATACTGCGTCTTATCTTCGTAGGTGTCTGAACGAGTGGGGTGGTGAGGAACTTCCCCTCCCCTACGTGAGCGATGACCGTTGGTTTGGTCACCTATGCGTTAAACCGCATAACAGCCATCTACGGTCACGTGACAACTCCGACCTTCAGAGGAAGGAGTATCGCGTTTGGACTATCTCGTACGACTCTAGGGAGTCAGGCGCGCATATCCTTGATGCGCTTGATAACTACGAGTATATGAGGTGGTGGTCATCCCGTGCGGGAGAGATGTCGGAGGTTTCAAAAGCCTCCGTCTCCCGACACGACACGAGCGGTTCTCGGATACGCTGGAGATGGATACCGGCGTATCAATAACCTTG